TAAAATCTGGGTCGTTTGCAGCATCCCCCAACGCACTGTACACCCCATAGTTAACGCCTAAAGCATCTAAATCTGCCTCTAGCGTAGGGGAATTGCCGTACACAGCGGCAGCTATATTGGGATTAAATTGGATTAGTAAATCTGCTTCCGTGTTACCTGTAGAGGCGAACTGTCGAGTGCCCGAGGCAACGGACGAATCGGGTATTGTAAAGTTAATAGCAGTAGCGTCGGAGTTAGGTTGCATAAAAGCAGCCATAGTGCCAGTTACAGGGCCAGCTATAACAGCGCCCATAGTACCTGCAAACCAGTTGTTGCCTGTTACATTACGGGTGTCGTCCCACTCATATAACATACCTTCCATATGGTCATTTATAACAAACTCTTCAATGAACTCCGATATAGATTCCTTACCTGCCGTAGCCTTAGCAGCGTTTAATCTCGTACCCCAAGTTCTAAACGCAACTTCATCTATTTTATTTGCGCCAAAAGAAAGTTTTTCTAGTGCCGCACCACCGGCCAGCATCATAGCCGCAGTGGTCATAGCAGCGTATGTACCGTTCTTAACCGCTATATCTTGCGCATAGCTGTCGGCCATTATCTCCATTTGTTCTGTGGAGTAGCCAGTCTCAGAGTTTTTTGCTACTAAAGAGGCGTATATTACATCGTAGGCTTCATCGTATGCGCCTTCCACTGTACCGCCAGCACTTTCGGCGACGTCTAAACTTACGGCGGCACTAAACCCTAAATTACGTGCAAACTTTTCGCTTAATTCCTTATGTACTAATCTAGCGCCAGCCTTACCTCCTACATACCCTATACCGCCACCGACAACAAGTGGGACTATCTCTTGGATACCTTCTCTAAATATAATCTCGCCTAAGAACTCTATAGGGTTATCCGCAAACGCGCCCCCTATGACCTGCATAGTTCCCCATATAGCTTCGTTTTGTGGGGTGTTAGGGTCGTCTACACCTCTTGCTGTGAGATTTTCAGTTAATTTAGCTGCTCCAGCTTTCCAATCTTCGCTCTTCCAATCTTCGCCGAGAGTTACCATACCTTCTAAAAATTGGTATGCCGGTAGGCTTTCTGGGTTTTGTCCCATAAAACGTGCCATACCCAAGAAGGACTGACCTAGTTCAGCTACGCCTTGCATCGCTAGTGCGCCAGTAGTTTTACCCGCCTGTACAGTATCTTGGGGTAGTTGTTTTATCGTCTTCTCTAAGTTATCACCCGCTGCTTTCCACATATCAAACTTTGCAGTAACACCTTCGTCACTCCAGTCTAATAAACCGTAAGGGTTATCTGGGTCAAACTGAGCTACAGCCCCGTCAACGAGGTACATGCCAGCGTTTGTTAGCCCTTCGGCAATAGCTAAACTAGCTTGGGTGGTGACATAGCCGACATTAATAGCAATGGCTTGGGTGTAGTCTATAACCCCATCGGCTACCATCTGTTCCAGTTTAACGGCTACTAACTTATCTGCATTATAAGCATCGGCGCTAACGCCTACACGGTCTGCAAACGCGTTAAACCCAGCGCCTATAATATCTAGGTAAGACCTATTATCGACCTCTTTTAGATAGTCAAAACTAACGCCTTCTACTATGTAATTGGCTTCCCCTGTAAGAGGGTCAAACATAGTAAACTCTTCGTCGACATCTTTAGCTGCGGTTACAAACTCTAACCGCCCGCTTTGCCCGAACGCAACACCACCACCAGATAGTATGTTAGCTAGCTCGTCGGCGTTAAAATCATCGAGAGACTGCCCAATTAAATCTTGTCTCGCCTGCTCCTCAAACATAAAGTCAAATTCAGTGGGGTCGTAGAAGTCAAGCCCCGTTGCAACAAGCTCCGTCATACCCTGCCACGCATCAGGTACCTTACGGCTATAATCGTTCAGTACGTTGTCATACCCAGATACTACTTTTTCTCCGCCTTCCAGTAGGAAGAACGTTTCGGAACCATCTGCGTTAACTACCTTGTCCCAACCTCTATCACCTACCGCAGCTTCTTGAGCTGTTAGCGTGGTGTATAGAGGGACTTGTGAGTACGCGTTGTCTGTAATGTCGCCGTTTAAGTCTGTGTATTGCAGAGTCTCGAACTTATAACTTTGGAAGTTATCGAACTCATCAAAGAAGTTCGCTTCCCACATTGCATCTACATCGGTATTAAACTCTGCTAGTGCATTTGCGTCGCCACTTAAACCGTTTAAATACCCTATACCGTTACCGGCGGAGAGCTGTCCAGCTACTTGTAGTTTAAATTGTTCTTTTGCTTGCCCTTCAAACGCGTCTGCTTGCCCTTGGCTTACAAACTTACCTTCTTTAGCGCCCGATATAGTAAAGTGCGCGAACGAGTCCATACCCTCTTCAAACTGATCTCCATACTTTTCTTCGTAGTAAGCCTCGTCAAAAGAAGGGTTTGTTGCTAGTACTAAATCTCGTTGTATTTCTGGGACAACATTCGCAATTACTTGCTCCCCTAAATCATCAAGGTCGGTCAACATAATAGCTTCGGCTTGTTGAAACACCCCGTAACTATCTTGGAAAGCTGTAACTAGGTCACCAGCCTCGTTTTCTTCGGTATCAGGGTCGTCCACCCTAGTGCTATTTGCTAGTACTAATCGTCTAGCCTCGTTCTCTTCCTTGTACGCTGTGTAAGCATTCTCTGCCTTAGTTAGTGCTTCCCTACCTATTTTTAACTGCCCTAGGGGCGCGTAACCTTCTATCTGTGCCAGCTCTTTATAGTAATCTTCAAAACCAGTAAAGCCTTGGTTAGCAGGCTGACCTGCGGTACCCTCCAATAATTCACCACTTTCTGCATCGAAACTAGCCCGCCATTTATCGGCAGCTTCCTTGTATGCTATACCCCCAGCCTCCTCGAACTTTTCCCTTACTTCTGCGTATAGGTTATATAGCTCGTTTTGCCCGTTGTCTATACCATTAAGCTCTGATACAGCGTCGCCGTACGCTTTAGTATCTATCTCCGCCAGTGCCGCCGCGTCTTTAGCTGCCTTAGTTTTAAGCGTGAGTGTATCTAACGCCCCCAGCATATCCTGTACTATTGGGCTTTCATCTACAAAATCTAGTAGGTCTTTAAACAGAGCATCGCTACCGTAGTCTTCTACAGCCTTCATTAAGTTCTGTGCGCCTAACGCTCCGCTTTCCTCAGTCAACCCCATAGAAGCTGCTTGTACAACGCTTTGCTGTATTGCAGGTGTGAGGTACGTTAAGAAGTTTTGCCCCTCTTCGGAGCTAAAGTCCACGCCGGGAATCTTAGTCATTACGGCGCTAACAGCCTCAGAAGTAATGTAAGCGTTGGCCATTACCCCGTACATCATTTCAGGTGTTACGTCTTTACCCTGCAACTCGGCTGATATAGCAGTAGAGATCATATCTTGTACTACGGGAGGGAACGTCTCAAGAACTTCTGCGGCCTTTCTTACTACCCCATTATCCGTCACTAATTTTGTAATATCATCGGGGCCTTTAGCCCCAGTGCCAGCCTTGGATTCGTATACTCTTTTACCGCTCGCATCTACTATCTGGCCGTCGGCATTCCTAGCTTCGGTTTCGTATTTTAATCCGGCGGGTAACTTACTCTCTATGTACCCTAGTACCTTACCAGTACCTGCGGATACAACGTCGCCAACAAAACCACTAGTAAACCCATCAGTAAAACTTTCCCCAGAAACTACTTGTATTGTGCCAGAAGCTAGCCCGGCGCTAGCGGCGGAGGCTACAACACCACCAATTGACGCGGCTGTTTCGGCTGCAATCCCCGCAGCTTGTAGTCCGGCAGTTACGCTAGACCCAGCAGTGGCACCTGCGGATTCAAAACCCGGAGACGTGGCTACCTGTTGTACAGCCCATGACTTCACGCCTGCTACAACAGCGTCTCCCCACGAACCACCGTCGGATTTTGTTTTTATTCCTACTACAAGGGGGATAAAAACTTGCATCCCCGGGACAAATATGCAGATCGCCATAGCCGCAGCGTAGAGTAAATCATCCGCAAAGACTTGGAACATGCCTTTTTGGTATTCATAAATGGGGTTGATTATTTCATCGTCTATCCACCTAAGACCAGATCGTACTTCGTCCTCAAGGCCACCATGGAAAAAGAAATCATTAGAGTCTTCAAGAAAGTCGCCTACAAGGCCACCTTTTCCGGGCACAACGCCAAGAAAATCATCTAAAATATCATCAGTTATAAAATCGCCAATTTTTTTAATCGGGTCGGTTATAAAACTAAGCAATCCCATTACAACTTCACCTTTATCTTATTCTTGCCAAATACTACTCGGCCTATAAACTTGTTTTTAGTTTTATGTTGCGCCATGCCAGCCTCAGTTCCATTTTGTTCTAGGTATGGAATAGTCTTAATAAATGCCCTAAACACGTTAGGGTCTATAGTAGTAAGAGTGACCGCTGTAATACCACGTTTCTGCATACGGGCTAAGAATTTTAATAAGTTGTTGGGCAAACCATCCGCAGATTCTAAATTAAACACGGATGATAGCGCCTCCATTCCCTCACCTTTTGCTTTTGCGAAGTACATAAACACAGTGTTATTAACTTGTACTTGCGTTATGTTAGGGTTTAGTGAGTAGGCGAGGAACTTATTTAGGTTTTCTTCGCCCCCTACTCCTGCGTTTTCTAACGCGCCCATAATAATTTCTGGGTTAGGTCGCTGTTCTTTTGTACCGTCTACAAGTTCCATACTGCGCTCCTAGTTAAGGTCAACAAAACTGCCATTGGCATATAGTTTTAGCTTATGGTCATCGGTGTCGTAGTATACCTGCCCATTTGCTGGAGAGCTAGGAGCAGCACTCTGCGCTGGGAACTGAACTCCGCCGTTAAGTGGCTGTGTCACTAGATCACCAAGTTGCTGTGCGCCAGCTACAACTTTACTATACCTTAAATTACCGTCTTCAGAGCCGTCAGACGCATCGCCTATTTCTGTATATACACTGGCGTACAAGATTTTCTCTGGGCCACCCGATGAGAAGCCACGGTCGTTACTACCGTAAAACTCTATTTTCCCTAAGTCTTCTCCATCTGCTCCTACTGATTGCGCACGATAAAGCTCAACAATAGGGCTAGCATCTGCGGAACTATTTTCGTTGTTTCTTATAACAAGGTCAGCACTTGTAGTAGTGCTATTAATAGTTAGAGGGGCAGTCATGGTTGTAAGCGCAATAGTGCCGTCAGCATCTGGTAGTAAGATGGTTCTGTCAGCGGTTGGGTCTACTACGTACAGGGAGGTTTCGTTACTGTTTGCGCTATCTCCCTCGAAAGTTAGTACGCCATACCTACCTAAAAATATGTCGTTACTAGTATTCATAACAAGCCCGTACTTGTGCAGGGTCATTACAGGGTCTTCGTCGCCACCGGGGTCAACAGTTACATCTGTTACAGGTACAGTACTACCTGATCCGTCTGCAAGGTGCCATTTTATACACCCCACTTGAGCGCCACTGTTGGACTCGTCTGTAACCTCAGCGTACATACCGGCGTAAAACGCTTTCTGTCCCGAGGCGTTTGTACCGTACCAACGTACTCCCCCTAGCTCTGCATTGTCTATACCGTTGCCCCCATTGCGAAATAGAGAAAATATAGGTAGCTCTGCGGTTGTGCTGTTCGCAGTTGAAGAAGTTAACTCCATGAAGTCATGGTTTACCGCTAAAGCGCCATTGATAGTAGTGTCGCCTAGGTCTTGACGCAAGTGCTCATCTAGCTGGTTAAAGTACAAACGCAGGACGCTAAACGTGCGTTGGTACAGGCTCTGATTGTACTGTGCAGGCGGTATCGGCAGGGCTGGGGACTTAAACTTGACGTTATTAGCCATTATCGTCTTCCGTCTGGGCGCATATCAATTCGGGGATACCCGAGCTGCCACTTAACACCAAGGTCAGTAGACTCGACTTTTAGCGACATTTGTCTGCCACGTAGGCGCATGTTTAGGTGTGTGGTGTAAGGTTCTACAGTAATTGTAGCCCCCTGTACTACTGTGCCTGTATTACTGCCACCTTCTGACGTTGGAGTGTTATATCCAGAACCTGAGCTATCTAACGGGTTTAACGTCATATCTACGCTAGGAGCGCCGGATGTAGACCCTTGGAAGGTAATATCGGGCAGCATACGCCATACAAACGCGAATTGGTGCCCGTCTTGTAGATCAAACTCAGAAGACGTAATAGAGGCAGTTATGGCCGTTGTAGTGGTAGTTTCGCTATCATCCACGCCAATTTCGTGGTCTACGAGGTTTTTAGTGTATGTAGCAGCTAATGGTAAGCTACGTATGCCCGAGTTCTCCCACGCAGTACGCGCCATAGTGCCGTGATACCACAGGTTTTCTAAGTAGTTATAGGTTACGTATAGGTCGTTGGTTGTACTGCCCGCGCTAGGGTAAAACCACCAAATTTCGTTAAACTCTTCGTTGGTGCCAGAAACTATTTGTTGGGCTTGTGTAGTCTCAAAGCTCTCAAATACGTGCCTATGTAGCGTGCAGGGTAGTGGTTTTACGTTACCATCATAGGTATAAAACTTGTCTTTACCCATCCAAAACGCTATACCGTTAGCATATGATACGGCGTTTGGACTAGCTATAGACACGTTTTCACCTACTATTTGCGCACCCCAGCCCTCTAAACCAAGCAATTGTAGTGCGTATAAAGCGGCATCTGTCCAAATAAGTATCTCTTGGCGGGCTTGTATACCCGTTATAATCTCACCACCCCTAGATAGTTTTAGGCTGCCAGCTACGTTCGTAGTAGTAGGCGCCCAGTCCCCAGCGTCTTCTTGGTCTGACCAACGTACTAGTAGTGGGTCTAATGTGTTTGTAGTGTCTAAATACGCTGTCGTACCTAAACAGAACACGAACCGGCTAATGTCTGATACCAGTACCCTGTTAGCCTTAGCGGGCACACTAAGTGAGTTTACTCTACTAGACAACAAGACAGCACGTGTAGTTAAGGTATTTGCGCCGTCCCAATAGAATAGTGGCCCACCCCTAAAGTTAGTAATTATGTCTTCACCAAAGTTAGCTTGGCTCCACAAACGTATAGTAGCTTCGGTGGTAAGGCCAGTGCTCCATAACCCGCCTCCGTAGTATCCTGCGCCCCAACCAGCCTGAGCAGTTTGTATTTCAGCGCCTGAGTTTATCTGGTAAGTAGCTACTACAGAACTACCCCCGCCGAAGCCGTCACCTGTTGCGGGGTCATTACTAGCCGTAGTGTCAATTGTATAAGAATCAACAAAGGAAAAGGTTAGAACAGCACCGGTAGATATGGTCTTAGATGTACCTATTGTAACAATAGTGTCATCTTCGCTACCCGCTACGCCAGTTACACGCTCACTAATAGCTGTACCATCAGTTTCCGCGCCAGTCATTAGCATACCTATTGATATGGCAGAAGCAGCGCCGGTAATAGTATTTATTTCTACAGTAGCATCGCTGGAGCCATCTGCCACAGCTTTAGTTTCGGCTAGGTTGTAGGATATTTGGTATTCTTTGTTTATTACACCGGCTGCTATACCGTTAGTAGCACCTGCACCAGAAAATGTAACGAAATCGTTGTTTTTATACCCAAGGTTGGCGTCTATAACTCGAATAATAAAGTGAGTAGCCGCGCTAGTATCGTCGGTAAGTAGTGGGTTTGCCCCTAGAGTTATAACTGCATTGAAGTGTAATATCGCGTTTATGGCTATGCTTTTAGAGGCGCCTATGGTTATGCTACCTTGACTAGCTACGGCGGCAACAGTGACACTTATGGCAGAACCACTAGCATCTGTGCCAGTCATAATCATACCTGTACGTACGGTGCCTACATTGTTCTCTAGGGTTACTGTGGTAGAGCTAGAAGTAGCGGCTTTTACTGTCGCAGAGGCTTGGTCAAGTGGAGTAACGTCATTGTACTCCCCACCAGACTCTACATAGAACTTAGTGTTCGTACCAACACCTACATATAATTTGCTCGCTAAAGTACGCCAGCTATGAATAGAGCGGGAGATACCGTCAAACACGTTGTTAGATAGGCGCGCCCACCCACCGATCTTTTCCGGCAGACCTTTACGGAACCGTACTTTATCGGAGTCGTTCCAGCCACCTTCAGTGCTGTAGCGCGTACCTTCTTTGTTTACGCCGGGTTTTAGTTCTAACTTGCTTAATGGCATTGTTACCTCTTAATAAATCCACAGCACAGGTACAGTATTGCGTGTGTCTACGTGAACAAAAGTCTTAGCAACACCAATACCACTAAACCCTAACTCGAATGCTTTTTTAGCTAACAAGAATCTTTGTGCCCCGCCGCTAACACGTATATCTGCGGCAATGCCTTTACTGTGCATCCCCGGTGCGGCTTTCTTAGCCTCAATAGAATGCTTAGGGCTTCTGTACCCAGAGGTAATCGTAAACGAAAACCCACACGCTTCGCGTAACGAATCTAGCGCATGAATAAATTCATCCTGCATAGCATTCTCGCCAGTCTCTTGGCAGTCAAATTCTTCGATTTTAAAATATTTAAAGTTACTCATCTGGCTTATGACTCGCACCGAAGTAAAAAGAAGTTATAGCTGATACTACACCCCCCATGTAACCTAGGATTAGGCTTACTATAGTGTCGCTATTAGCATCAGGTGGCTGGATAGTAACAAGAAAAATATACCCAACAAAACCCACCAGAGCGACAAGAGCAACGACTCTCGGCGTCCAATCACCTTTGTGTGCCTGTCTCGCATCTTTGACATCTTGAGCCTCCAGAGCAAATACATCGACTTCTAGCTCTGCCATCTTCTTCTCGAAGTCTAGCTCGGCTTTTTTAATCTCAACAAGTTGCTCAGGTGTGGCAGATTGCATCGCTGTCTCGATAGACTTAGCGTCTGACTTACAGCCTAGCACAGAGGCAATTGCTTGTGCAGCAGTGCCCCCAAGAGGGCCAGCTAGTGCCGTACCAAGTGTAGGGGCAACCGCCCCAATTAAGCCTTTAATAGCTTTAAAATTCATTTTACTTACCTACTTTCTGCATAGCTGCTTTATGTGAAGCTGAAAAGCTCTTACCGTTCTTCATTTCTTTGCGCATAAAAGCCATATGCTTCGCTGTATGGTGCTCTTTATGCTTTTCTAGCGTTGTTTTCTGCCGCTTGGTTAGCCCTGAAGTACGTTTATGCATAGCCCTTATCCTAGTGGGTTGTTGTTTAAGTTACTTAATCTCGAACTAAGGCGCGCAATTTGCCCTTCAAGCCTTTCAATCGTGCTTTGAAGATTGCTAATTCGGCTTTTATTAACGCTAACGCCGCTTTCGATTTTGCTTGTATCTTGGCTTTGAAGCCCGCTAATAGTGCTTTCAAGTCGTTTAATAGTTTGGTCAGCATTGGTTATCTCCGCTTGTATTGTAGCAATAGTAGCCGATATATGGCCTATATCACTGTTTGATTGTGTGACTTCAAGTGTAGTCAATCTACGCTCCATAACGCGAATTTCTTCGACATTATATAGTTCTGACATAGAACCTTCTAGTTGAGCTACTTTCTCTTCCATTGTGGCGAAAGTCATAGCAACACCGCCTAGAGCGCCTGCTATACCAACCCAAGTACTAATTTGTTCTGCATTCATCGTGGTGTTACCTCGTATCCGCTATCGGGAAAAAAGCCTTGCCCATTAGTCGAATTAACTGACCAAAACTCACTTTCAACACCTACTACTGTACCGTTCCAAGATATGTTTATTTGGTCTAGGTATACGTCATCAATGTTTACTATAGCGCTATCGTAGAATGCCTGAACAGTATCGGATGCCTGTGTGCTAAAAGTAGTCGCTTCAATTATCGCACCTTCATACTGTTCAAGCATGTTCTTTGTTCTTGATGCTACTACCATCCCCTCAATGCTGGCTGCATATTTGTCTCTTGTATCTTGTTTAATATCGCGTAGGTCGTTATCAGTAGCGTATTTCTCCATACCGATTTTAGTCGATTCATCAGCTACTTCAATCTCAGCCGCTATAGCTGTAACCGCCGCAATCTGCTGCGCTTCTTCTATCATAGCGTTTTTCTGGTCTTCAAACTCAACCTGCTGGCCGATAATCTGATCTTGTATTAGCAGACTAGTGAGGTGCTCTTGAGTGGATTCGGAGAGTGCCAGAGCATAGGCAGCATTGAATGCGTCCAACTGACCCTGTGTGAGATGATACTCTTGTCCTGTATCAGGATGCACGATAGTAGTAGAGCCATTGACCATGTTAGCAGCCATTTGCGATATGAAATTGTTTGCCTCCTCACCTATTAGGGAATTTATGGCGGCTGTATGATTTTGGAGGTCTGTTTGACTTTTCACGGTAAACGACAGGCTCGCTAGGAACGCGATCAGGGCGGTTTTTATAAAATGTATACGCATCATTACCAATTAATCCTTGGTTAGTAGGACACGGAGTCCCAGATTCAAATAAAGCCCACCACACCCTATGATCTTGGCACATAACGCTAACGGCAGCAACCTTTAGACCTAGAGCTTGTAGCTGCTTAGACAGCTTTAATCGCTCACAGTTTTGGTCTACAACAGGCTTACCGATGGCTATACCAAACATCTGTGTTTGGACACCAGCACTACCAGAAAACACACATACGTCCTGATTGTAGCTTGAGCCGCTCGGAGCTACCGCAGTGCTAACTACTGCACCTTCTTGTGTAACTGTGGTGGTGGTTCGGTTATCAATACTCTCGGCGCTTTGTTGGTTGTTAGACCCAAAGTCACCTACTGAAGCATCTTGTGCTTCTTGAGCGTTAGATGAGTTTACTAATAATAGCGCCACCACCAGAGATAATAACCGCATACAGCCCCCATATCATGTTTTCTACGTGGATAAACTTCTTTGACCCAGAAGAAAGTTGTTCTTTGATATATGCGTATTTTAAATTGCACTCTGCCTCGTGCTTCTCAATACCTGCGACTGCTTCTGCTAGCATTTCCTTCTGCGTTGCCATTACTACCTCTATAATATGTTTAAAGTTATGATGATGCCGTCATGCCCTTCGTTAGGAAGGCCCACTTCGGTGGTAAATAAATCTTTTCTGCCAAGACTCGCAAGTAAGAAATCATACATTGGAGTGTTTGTTTTTACATGCCCTTTTATGGCTGTAATGTCTAAATCCCGTAACACCTTACAAAAGGAATCACCAGACAGTATAAATGCTTTGTTGTCGCCCACTATCACGTTTGTGCAGTGGTACGCTTTGTTCTTTACTCTACCAGTTGTGTAGCCCACAACTTCGCCGTCTTTAGTTATCTCTGCGGTAAGTTTACCGTCTATTGCATGAGTAAATGCACTCTTCGTAATTGCGAAGTCTTGGCCGGTATTAATATCTATAACGTCTTTGTTTTCGGCGTATAGCTGCTCTAACTTCACTAGGTCAACTGTATTAACTATTGCCGTGCTAAACATTAAACGTCACCTCCACTTGCGCGTCTTCTGTCGTACCAAATATATCGCCTTGCCCGTTACCTGACCACGCTGCGTATTTAACTCCCTCGGCTGTTACTCTTGTAAAGGTAAGCGCACTCATAGTAGCTGTACCTAGACTTGTTACCACAGACGTAACTGACGTGGCTGATAGGTTTTCGTCTGGGTCGGCTACTGTAAATATGAATTCGTCTGCAACGTTTGACGTGTTGAGGCGGTGTATAGTGTAGTTAGCGCCACCCACTGCCACGTGATTAGGGGATAATGAGCCGAATTGGGGGGTGCTTTCATCAGATGGCACAGAAAACGGTAGTGCTATAAACCCATGGAATAAAACACCCTTTGTGTTAGTAACACCCACAGTCATAGTGGAGACATTAGTCCCACTCCCTGCACCTAGCATTGCTATAACGCCCGAAGACATTAACTAACACCCCCGCCAAAGATAACGTATAGGTTAGCTTGTACGCATACGATCTCGGCTACGCCGCCCTGCACAATGGTTCTGTCGGTATTTACGTCGCCCGGAGTGTATGCTGTACCTGAGCACAGGGCTATAACATCGTCAGTACCGCCGGATTCGATAGTAATATCAGCCGTTGCATGGGCGTTAACAATAACCCAAGTAGAACCAACAGGGATGGCCGTTGTAGCTGCGTCAGGTAGGGTGTACTTAGTGTCTCCACTAGCTGTGGATATAATTCTTTGCCCGACAAGTGCTGTCATTGCTGCGGCGTCTTTGTCGGCGGTTGGGGTAAGTACAGTAGCCGTAGGTGATCCTGAGATACTCAAGCCTTTTACTATACCCGCGCATGTAGTGTTACCCGTCACACCTAGCGTAGTACCTACAGTAGCGGCAGCAGCCATAGTAACCGCGCCAGTAACACCTAGTGTGCCACCCACTGTGGTATTACCAGTAACACCTAGCGTGCCACCCATTGTGGCGTTACCAGTAATGTTATTTACCCCGTCTATTACATCAGTGCCGTTGCAGTGTAGGAGAGATGTTTTACCCGCTGGTACAGCTACGCCTGTCTCGCCGCTAACCTTTACGGTTACAATTTGGTTAGAGTTGTTAAACACAACAAACACTTTACTTTTATCCGGGACATTGAGAGTGCCCGCAGCGGTAAGGGCGGAACCGCCTGCACCAGTATTTAGCTGTAATATTGCCGCACGCCCGTCCCCAACCGCGCCATCACCTGCCGTTACACTAGCGACGTTACTAGACCATGAGCTAATTACTGACCGTCCAGCAATGGCTTGCTCTAACAGGTCGGTAAGGGACGCGTTTATAGTTGTGCCCCAAGTGCCCGCAGCGTCGCCTACGGCTGGCTTTACAAGTCCTAAACTATCTGTGAATGTGGCCATTATTCAATCCTAATTATTGCTGTAGTCGCGCTCGCGGCAGGGAAAGTAACCGCAAACGTGCTATTAGATGATGTTTTGTCTGAGCCGAAGTCTAGCACAGCTATAGATGAGTTAGCTCCACCACTTTGGTATATGAGTGCCCCGCGAGCTGTAAACGTAGAGCTTGTCCACTCACTATCAGCGAAATCGACAAAGGCTACATTATCCGAAACAGTAATAGCCGCCCCTGATAACGTGTTGCCACCTGTTGAGTATCCGCCTACACCGTCAGCTAATTCACCAGCAACCCCAGCGAACGCCGCTGTGGAAGCGTCTAGTGTCGCAGTACTATCGTACAAAGCTATCTTGAACGTATCCGAATCGAAGTGAATATCGCCTTTTAACAGGTTTTCTTTACACTTGTCTGTCATTGTTTGTGTAATAGCCATCTTATGCTACTCCTACCGGCGCGGATGCAGTACGGTACGCGGTTGTATTAACCTTACCTCGGTATATGTCTAGCAGTTTTAGTGACGTCATGTACTGTTTCTCGTACATAGCTAATATGTCAGCTTCAGCTTTCATAAATATACCCGCTTCCACTAGCGCGCCGTTAAGTAGCACACTATCAAAATTACTAGACAGCCACGTAGTGCCGCTATCCGCACCTGCCGTAAGTGAGGCTGGGTAGGCTTTGTAGGTGTGTATTAGAGATAGTGCGTCACTTGGGGTAGGTGCTACAGCAATAAACAAAGTTTCAGCACTGCCACTTATCCCGCTCTCGCCGAACTGCGCGTAGTACACAGGGTCGCCTGTAGTATCTTGGTCTGGGTATGCTTCTAATAAGAAGCTGTTGTCTTTCTCTAGCAGGTACGTAACAACGTTGGCAGCGTCTTTTGTAGCAAGGCTAAGGGTACTTAGATAGCCACTAGGCGTTGCTGTTAGGGGGTTTCCTACGGATAAGCTAGTTGAAGTCTCTGTAAACGTGCCAGAAGGTAGATTAATAGCTGTGTATATAGCTTGCTCTGCTTTAGTTATAAACAAGTTAAGCTGGAAGTCTGAAAACGTGTTCTCAGTAACGTCAGCTATATTAGTCTTCATGTCTGCGTATGTCATGCTCATTATGTCGTCACCGTTACTGTGCCTATCTTGGCATTACCTACTAATGTATTGGGTATGTCTATGTTATTCCCGCCACCTACAGGCCGAAAACCATACTGAGTAACCCTACTCTCAGCTTGGGCGTTGTCTGGGCGTGGGTTACGTATCGCCTGTGGGTCAGTTACTACAACTTCCCCTAACTTGTTCTGTGGGTGGTCTTTCTCCCAACAATATGGGCATACCATTAAATGTGTGTTCTTGCTCTTAATAACCAGAGCTTTGAGCTTCTTTAACTTGTACTGAAACCCACAACGGTCGCATATAGCGATAGCTCGTTTGGCGGAGGCGAATTTATTAGCCATTAGCAACGACCTATACTAGGCACGAAACGCGCTGAAGTTTTCTCCCTGTCTTCTTGCGAAGCGAGTGCAAATTGCTCTTCATATTCTTGCTTTAGCATAGGTATTCTAGATGCTAGTTCAGGTACTTTCATAGCTATATAGTATGCCAGTCCTGCTACCGCGCATGGGAGGAACCTGAAAGGCATGTCTGCTGTCTGCGCTCCCGTACCCGCGTCTTGTATACGGCGCAAACGGTAGTAATATATTTGGTAAGTACTACTTTTGTCCGGCACCGGCCATACGGTTAAGAACTGTACGTTTGCGCCTATAGTGGTAGGAGTCGGTGTAGCGCCACCGGTGTGGTCGCCGCTTTGGTACGTGCCTGCTTGCCCTAGTCTATGGACTAATGCTTGTAGTGGTCTACCTATAGATAGTTTGTTGGGTATAGCTGCGTACGTAGGTAAGCTAATTCTGTTTAGCGACAGGTCAGATTGCGATGACGCGTTACCTGCGTTTGTACGTATGTTCATCTCACATACGTCTATCGTGTCAGCGGGTAAAGAATACGTAGCATCGTCTTTAGTAAGGTTGATAAAACCTTCGTCTATCGTCCACAGGTTAATCCCACGATTAGCCCACTCAATGGTAAGCATGTTCATGGAACGTCTAGCCGTACGTAGGTCGTAACCCGTGCGCAACTCGCGCCCAGCGCGTTCCCACGCCTCTTCCGCTATCTCTGTAAATTGCGGGTTAAATGTAGCAGTGCCTGAAGTAGCCATTATTTAGTTCCACATCCGCATTTGTGTCGTCGTTTACGAGCTAAGCCACCGCCCCCAAACTTTACTGTCGCGGGTTTAGTGTTCTTAACTACCGTTTTGCCCTTTGCGCCTTCCCGCTTCTTTTTCTTAGCAGTGGCTGCACGTTGGCCTTTAGTTAGCGAGTTCGCTTTGTTGCGCGGTAAGCAACGGTCTGGGTTCTTCTTGTCTTTTGATGTGCCACACTTACCTTTGACTTTACCATCAGTACCGACACGAACCCAGTCTTGGTCAACCCATTTCTTTAGATCGCCCATTATTTCTTCTTACCTTTAGAACCTTTAGCGTAATTAGGGTCTTTGCAATACTTAGAAGCTGCCATATTAGCATATGCGCTAGGGTAAGTATCGAAGGTACGTTTCGCCCACGACTTACCCTTAGAACATATTTTACCGCCAGACTTATAGTATCTGCGCATCACTACCTCATCTTACACTTACGAACGCCTCGCTCAGCAATGCCCGAACCGCGAACTTTACCACCAGACTTATACGTCTTAACCTTGCCGCCTTTCTTCATACCTTCTTGGCCAGAAACACCCGCGCCTGAGCCTGACTCCATAGCGTCTGCGCGTTTTTTAGCCGCTGCTAGTCGGTCAGCCGAACCTTGTTTTTTATTACCAATATTGCTTGGACTGAAAAAATCGGCGTTGGATGCTGCGTTAGCCTTACGTTGGGCAGTTTTACCCGCGCCAACTTCGGTTGCTAC